CGATCACGATTTCATTCGCCGTCACGGTATGCGTCAAGTGATTGCTTTCACTCTTACCCCCATCCATGATGAACCAGGCTGGGAAGAAGTCACCTACTATGGTGCTAGCTGGGTTGACCCAACTAATATTCCTCAACGCCCCCATTATATCTACATTCTCGTTAATCCATCTGTTCCAGGTATATGCAAAATCGGCTATACTAAAACAACAGTATACGATAGAGTTAGATCAATTAATGCTACTTCAGGCGTTATTATGCCGTGGTATCCAGTATTCACATATAAGTGCCCTAATGGCAAGATGCTTGAGCAAGAAGTACACGATCATCTTGAATCAATTGGTGTTCGTGTTAATGATAGACGCGAAGGATTTATGATTGATACTGATAGCGCGCGTAATGTAATTGAGCAATTGGGTAAAAAATACAAATCAAGCGAAATAAACTAATATCTCCACTCTCTTAATAGTATATACGGATATTGGGATTGGGGTTAGTAGTCAACAGGCTACATTAGGGTTTAATATTTATTGTCATGAAAAATTATAAACTACCTTTAAAAGATAAAGCTGCATTGCTTAATCGCTTTGATAAAGTGGGTATCCGTGTGGATAGCTTCGATATTAAAGATAATAAAATAGATAACACATTTGAGTTTACAGTGGAGGATCCTGAAGCTGAAAAAGCAATCGATACTGTTTTGAAACAGTCACCTAAAATAGATAAATTAAAAGAGGTGCTTCGAAAAATAATTCGAGAAGAATATAAAAGAAAGTATGGTAAATAAGGGATAACGAAAGTTATCCTTTCTCTTTGGAAATACAAAAATTTTTACGTAACTTCATCCTACGCGGGTTGGATGATAAGGGGAATGGGGATAAACGTCGGGGGTGTGGGAACCACAAATTACCATATATTTATATATAAACATATATTATGAAATTTAAAAACAACGTACTTGAAAAATTAATGCAAATCGAGGCGGCTGCTAATCGTATTCAACTTCAAGTAAATAGAGGAATGGATCAAGAACAAACTCTTGAGTCTATTGAAACTTTAAAAGAACATATTGAAAAAACTCGTGAAATTATTTCTTTAGAACAAGATGATTTCGCACAACAATTCGCACAATAATGATGTGGTTATGGTTAATAATAATTCATGTTATTGAATTAGCTGTTGTAGGTGCTGTTTTACTTATTAGACGTAATAGTGCACTTGAAAAAGCTGTTCTTCAACAACGTGAGTTTATAGATGCAATTAGTATTATAGTTACTAATTCTGATGAAAAATTAAGAGAATTAGATATTAATGGAGTATTTGAAGCTGATGATGAAGTAGGTACTTTCTTTAAAAATTTAAAGGATATCCAAAATATTATAAGCGAATTTAATAATTCTAGAAATTAGTTTGGTTATGTGATTTTTCTCCCTTATATTGGGATTAAAAATTAGGAAATCACTATGTCATATTATGATAACTACGGGGCTGATATATTCGCTGATGAGACACTAGCCCTAACTAAACGAGGTAAACCGCGTAAGCGTAAACCAAAAGAACCTCGAATTTATTTTACTCAAGATACTGAAGATGCAATTGTAGAATATTTAGCTTGTACTGATCAAGCTGAACGTAATCGCATTTATAATGATCGTATTGAATATGGTTTTTATAAATTAGCCGAAAATATTATTCATACATTTAAGTTTTACTATACTGATACAGATACGATTGAGGAGTTAAAACATGAAGTAATTACATTTTTACTTGAAAAACTCCACTTATATAATCCAACTAAAGGTAAAGCATTCTCTTATTTTGGCACTATTGCTAAACGTTATCTAATCGTTTATAATGAAAACAACTACAAGAAGCTTCAAGAAAAAGCTGATGTAGATGAGTCTGATGATGAACAAATGATGCTCTATGAAAATGACAAAAACATAGAAAATGCATTTGATGAAATGAGTTTTATTGATCAATACATTAGATATATAGATAATCATCTATTTAAATTATTCCCTAAAAAACAAGACGCTCAAACGGCAGATGCTATAGTTGAATTGTTTCGCAAACGTGAAACATTAGAAATATTCAACAAAAAAGCATTATACATTTATATCCGTGAGATAACCGACGTATCTACCCCTCAGATTACTAAAATTATTAAGAAACTTAAACTTATCTACGTCCAGCTATACAATGAATATTATAATCACGGATATATAAAGATTTAATTATTCATATTTATTGGTAAACGCATTTATGGCTAATTTTAACGACGTACAAGTATTTGAAGGCATGTCTTTATCGGACTTGTTCAAAAAAATACATAAAAATAATAAAGATATTGATAAACAAATTGGTGAATTCATTGAAACAATGAAACCAATGGCTACAACTAACGCAGGCTCCGCAGTAATGTTAATGCCTACTGTTAAAGATTTAATTGATGTTAATGTAAAAAATAACGAACAATTAATTAAAATGGCAGCTATCGCGCAACGTGCAGCAACAGTAAATGCAGCTAGTGGTACCGATTTGATTGATATGGATGAAATTAATGCTTTATTAGAAGAACAAAAAGCAGTACAAGAACAAGGTCAAAAATTACTTGATCAAGCCCCTGTAGTACAATTAGAACAAGTTAAATGAAAGTAAGAGAAAATTTATCGTCTGTTGTTTCATCAATAGGTAAAAATAACTTTACTCCATCTACAAAAGCACAAGTAGGTAGAGTATATGGTATTGTTACTACTCAAGATACTCCTACTAAAGCTATGTTTGAAAAAGTTGGTGGTTTTAATGGTATAGGTTCTATATTCTATCTTGATTATGAACAATCTAAAAATATTGTAGGGACAATAAATGATCCTTTTTTAGATACTTGTAAAATAGCAAAACCACTTTTCCCACAATATCAATTTTTTCCTGTTTTAGGCGAATTAGTTTATCTACAAGAATTACCATCACCTGCTACTCAAATAGCAGATGCTACTTCTCAAAATTATTATATTAGTTCAATTAATTTGTGGAATAACCAACAACAAAATTCCCAACCAGCTAATAACAATGCTAATTTAGGAATAACGTTTGTTGAAAATCCAAATATTAAAGCTCTTTTACCTTTTGAAGGTGACCATATCATTCAAGGTAGACAAGGAGCAGGAATAAGATTTAGTTCAACTACTAAATTATTTAATGATCTAAATGAATGGAGCTCAGTTGGTTCTGAAGATAGTCCTATTACTATCATTACAAATGGTTTTAGTTATGTTCCTAAAGAAAAATTTCATGTTGAAAAAATAAATAGTGATTTATCTTCCGTTTATTTAACTTCAACTCAACAATTACCTTTACAAACAGATAAAACAGGAATCTTAAATCCATTAACTAATCCTACTGATCCATCAAATTATTTTAATTCACAAGTTGTTATTAATTCTGATAGAGTTACTTTAAATTCTAAAAAAGATGAAGTAATGATATTTGCTAAAACTAATGTTGAGATAAATACTAAAAATATTATTAATTTAAATGCTGATGAAAGGGTTCATCTTAATAGTAATACTGTTTTTTTAGGTACTGTAAATAATCAATTACCAACTGAACCTTTAGTATTAGGAGATAAACTTTATATTTTATTAGAAGGATTACTTAACAGTCTATATACTTTTGGAAGTCAGCTTTCATCAGCTGTTGGTAGCCCTGAAGGAGCCCCAGCTCTTGATATTAATGTAGCTGCTGAAGGTTTATTAAATGATTTAGATAGAATAGAAGATAGTTTAGAAGGTATATTATCACAACAAAACTTTACAGCTTAATGCCTACTAATGTTAATATATCGCCTGTTATTTCACCTGATATTTTAAAGAATATCTCTTCATCTGCTGCTATTAAAACTTTTGGTGAGCAATTAAAAAATAAAGCTAAAGAAAAAATTATATCTGCTGCTTTAGGTAAGGCAGAACAAATCAAACAGCAAATAGAAGAAATAGTAAAGTTAGAAATTAAAGTTTGGTCTGACTATAATACTGAATTAAAACGTTTAGAAATTCTTCTTAAGGAAAAACAGATAACACAAGAAAAATATGATAAAGCAGTTGCTACTGAAACTGCATCTAGAGATAAAAAATTAAAAGATTTAGCAAAATTAAAAGCTAAATTAAGTAAAGATTTAGCTAATATACTTGCTGATCCTTATAGAAGAATAAAAAATGCTAATTTATTAAGAAAAAGAAGACGTGCAAGAAGAAAAGCTAGAAATAAAGCTGAAAGAGCAAAAGCTAGAAGAGATTTAGCTAAAAAAATAATTAAAAATGCTGTTAAGACTTTAATCCCTATTATAGCATTACAGATAGCTAACAAATTAGCTAGTATTTTATCTCAAAGAGGCCAGCTAGAAAAGTTAGTAGATCAAGTAAACATATACATAGAGTTAGCTTCTACTCCTGAGGAAATACAAATAGCTACAAATCTAAGAAATAATACAATCACATTAATTAATAATAGTATAGCTAAATTAGATTCATTATCTAAAACACTTCAACAAATATCATTATACATTACTATTTTTAGTGCATTAGTTGCTGTATTATCTTCTATTTCTGTACCTACAGCTGTACCTCCAGGTATTGGTGTTCCTGTTGCTTTAATTACACGTATTACTAAAGCATTAGAACGAGCAAATAAATTAATAGCTTCATTAGGTGTTTTAGCTGGTATAGGTTCTACTATATTAGAAAATGAAATTTTAAAATTAAATGAATTAATTGAAAGATTAAAACAAGTTAGTTTAGATGATAAAGCATTAAATACCTTAAATCAACAAGAATTAACAGGATTAACTACCTCCTTATTATCAAATACACAATTTCCACCATATAAAGGATTTAAATTTCAAATTAAAGTGGAAGAAAATAAAGCGTTTGAAGTTAAAGGAAATAAAAGACACTATGCTGTTGCGGTTGATCGCGATGGAGTAGAAGTATTAAAAAGTGAACTTTCATTTACATTAGACCCACAGGATTTAGTAGACCAATTAAAACTAATCATCGACCAACGAAATTTACAAGGATAAAATATTTATAATTATGAATGCTAAAGTATTTAAAAATTTAATTAAAGAAGCAGTTCGCGAAGCAGTTCGTGAAGAAATTGGTGTTCTTTTATTAGAACAAAAGAAACAAGAATTAACTGAAGGTAAATCTTTTAGTTTTACTAGTAACGATGTGCCAACAGGCAACATTGAAGCTAAATCAGCTTTACGTAGCAAAATGGGAGCTATGTTTGGATATGACACGCCTCAATCTCAACCACAATTAAAGGTTGACCCTAAAGCAGATAATCCATTTATGGCTTTTATTGAAGATGCTGGTGCTAACATGACTGCTCAAGATTTATCAGGATTAAGAAATTTAGGATAATATGCCAATACCTCAAACAATACGTGTAAATCCGTTAGATTTACAAAAGAATATTGCTATTGGGGTATCACTACCTTTTAATGGTCCTGGTGTATTTAATAGTACTTATACAACTAAGGATCAAACTAAATCTAATCTAGTTAATTTATTATTAACTGATATTGGTGAAAGAGTAATGAATCCTTCTTTTGGATGTAATTTAAAAAGATTTTTATTTGAAGGGATTACAGATGAAAATTCTAGTTTAATAGCTAATAGTGTAGCAGATAGTATAGCAACTTTTATTCCTGAAATAACTGTAACTGATATTACTATTGTTCCTAATACTGATTATAATTCAATTGATGTTAATGTTGATTATATTTTAAACATATCTCAATCCCCAGACCAAGTAACAGTACAATTTACATAATAATGATTAATGAAGATAAAAACATATCGTATTTAAATAAATCATTTCCTGATTTCAAATCAGCATTACAGGAATATGCTAAAACATATTTTCCAACAACATATAATGATTTTTCAGAAGCATCACCAGGAAATATGTTTATTGAAATGGCGTCTTATGTTGGTGACGTAATGTCATTTTATCTTGATACTCAAACTCAAGAAAACTTTTTATTGTACGCTAAGGAGAAAGAAAATTTATATGCTCAATCATATGTAATGGGATATCGCCCAAAAGCTTCTTATGCTTCAAATGCAATGGTTGACATATATCAATTAATTCCATCTGCTATAAGTGGAAGTATTACTTATCCTGATTATGTTAATTATGGATTAATAGTTCCTGCTAATACTTCTTTAACATCAGCAACTACAGGTGTTAAATTTATTACTACAGAACAAATTGATTTTACAAACACAGGCAGTACCGAAATTACTTTTGTAAATAGTAATTATTATTTATTTAAAAAATCTGTACCTGCAATATCAGCAGAACTTAAAGCAACTACACTTAATATTCCTGCAAATCAAAAATTTGCAACTTCTACTATTACAGATAATAATATATTACAAATACTAAACATCACAGGAAGTGATGGAAATTATTGGTATGAAGTTCCTTATTTAGCCCAATCCTCTATTTTCCAAAAAACAGCTAATACAGGATCAAATAATGAACAAGTACCTTATTTATTAACTTTACAAAGAGTACCTAGAAGATTTGTATCTAGAATATTATCAGATAATACATTACAATTAGAGTTTGGAGCTGGTTTATCTTCAAATAAAACTGATTCACAAATAATTCCAACAGCTAATAATATTCAATCAGGGTCAGTTCCAGGAATATCATTATTAACTAATAATTACAATGAAGCTAGTACTTTCTTTACTCAAGAGTATGGATTAGCGCCATCGGGGTCTTTAACAGTAAATTACTTAGTAGGTGGAGGAATTGAATCAAATATCCCTTCTAACGATTTAACTATTATAGACACATCAGGAATTTATTTTAAAAATACTCCTGGTCCTTTGTCTAGTTCTATTTTAGATAGTGTTGTATCTAGCAACCCAAGTGCTTCAGCAGGGGGTAGAAATGGGGATACTATTGAAGAAATTAGACAAAATGCTCTTTATGCTTATTCAACTCAATTAAGAGCAGTAACTAAAAATGATTATATTGTAAGAGCATTATCAATGCCTGCTGATTATGGTACTATATCTAAAGCTTACATAACACAAGATTATTATAGTAATCCACAACAAACAGTATCTTACACACAACCTTATAACCCATTATCTTTAGACTTATATGTTTTATCATATAATGGAAGTAAACAATTAACAACAGGATCAATTGAATTAAAAGATAATCTATCTACTTACTTAAGTCAGTACAGAATGGTTACTGATGCTATTAATATTAGAGATGCTTATTATATTAACATAGGTGTTAATTTTGATATCACTGTATTAAGTGGATACTCAAATAAAGATGTTTTAACTTCTTGTATATCTGTTTTACAAGACCATTTTAATATAGATAATTGGCAAATAAACCAACCAATTATTTTATCTGATATAACATCTAAACTTTTACAAGTTAGAGGAACACAATCAGTAGTTAAATTAGAAATTATAAACAAACAGGGAGGAAATTATTCTCAATATGGGTATGATATAGCAGGAGCTACTAGAAACGGAAATATATATCCATCATTAGATCCAGCTATATTTGAAGTTAGATTCCCTAATACCGATATTCAAGGTAGAGTAGTAGTAAGTTAAAAATTAAAAATAGTATGAATCTAGAAAAATTAAAAGGACACATTCCAGACAACGTTATATCACAAATTCCAGATGTAATGAAAACATTTGGTATTGATACACCAGTAGAATTAGCACATTTTTTATCTCAGTGCGGTCATGAATCAGCTGGTTTTAAAGTTGTAAATGAAAATTTAAATTATAGTGCTAAAGGTTTATTGGGTATATTTAAAAAATATTTTCCAACTCAAGCTTTAGCTGAACAATATCAACGTAAACCTGAAAAAATTGCTAATCGCGTTTATGCATCTCGTATGGGCAATGGTGATGAAGCATCAGGTGAAGGTTTTAAATTCCGTGGACGTGGTTTTATTCAATTAACAGGTAAGCAAAACTACACTGCTTTTGGTAAAGCAATTGGTGTTGATATTGCTGCTAATCCTGATTTAGTTGCATCTAAATATCCGTTATTGTCTGCTGCGTGGTTTTTCTCTAAAAACTGTTTAGCTAAATGTAAAGATGCTTCTGATGCTTCTGTATTAGTCGTTACTAAATGTGTTAACGGTGGTACAATTGGTTTAGCTGATCGTCAAAAACATTTTAAAGAGTACTACCATTTACTTGCGTAAAATAGTTTGGTAGTTACCATATTTATATGTAGTAATTACTAACTATGGCCGTTTATAAAATATT